GTCTTCTATATTCTTCTATATCCTCTTTCGGGAACCAACCTCCGGGAAGTTCTAAATTAGTATCCATCTATGACCACCAAAGTAAGTTTTTATACCCAAATCTCTCAAGATAGGGTCGGAACTCATTTTCTAAATTTCTAAGTTGTGTCCATAAAGGGCCTAGAAATTTCTGAATCTTCTTTAGATCTTGATTATAGTAATATTCTTTCTCTAAATACTCAAAAGAATTCACAGGTGTCCAAGACTGAACAGTATCAAATACTAAAAGATTATCAGAATCTAATCCACAATGTTCCAGTAATAAAGTAAGTTTCTCTGTTTTTACTACATCTGTATTTTCTGTTAATAAATCCATCGGTATTGTAAAGATATCACTCGAATAGTTTATAGTCCTTATAAAGACTTTCCAAAGCTCAACTTCATTTACTTGCTGACCTCTAATACGAAACTCTTTATCTGTTCCTGGTGGATATCTTTTAATATAAGAAATAAGAGCGATTAAAGGATCTCTAATTGCAACAAAAGTCGGAATAAAATTAACTAGCATATGTAAATATTCTGAGTACTTATATGGAGGATGAGCGTGAAACAAATTATAATCTGTATTAACAGATATAATCTCTGCTCTATTCTTGAATCCACTTACGTTGGGAAATTTACTATAACTTATACCCCTTTTCTTATTAAGTCTTTCAAATCTTGGATGGCAACAAAATCCTCCAACTTGTTTATGCTTTAATAAAAAATTAAAGAAGAACCAAGTTCCTACATGATGTGGTGTTAGAAAGAATATTGGTTTTGGATTCATCTATTCATACTCCCGATATTCCAATTGATATCTCTTGGTCTTGGTTTTCCGTGAAAACAAACTACACTTGCATTTTTTATAAAATCTATATTCTTTCTATTATCTTTAATATGTATCTTATAGCTTATAATACTTCCAGGGAATAAATCCTGCCAAACTCCATGTATGATTCCATTATAGATTAATCTATCACATATAAAGTTTTGATCATTTCCTAAAGGATGTAAGTCAACTTTATTTTTTCCTATAAAATCTTCTTTGATAATCCTCAGAAAATCATCAGTGATAAAGCTAAAGTTTCCATTCCAATACATAAAACCCGAATTAAATATATCTCTATAAAATCCCCTGAGAGCCACAAAAGAATATTTAGTTGGTATTACTAAATGATCTATATTATCAATAATAATAGTGTCTAAATCCATATAAAGAGTTGGGCCTTTTATAAAGTGTTTGAATAATTCAATCTTAGACCACCATCTAGTTAAATCATTCTCAATAGGAATAATACTAAATCCCTCAATATCTCTTAAATCTGTAAGACACCAAAAATTATAAGGAATAGTTATATTCTTATGTATAGATTCATAGAGTCTATACAAGTATTCCTCATCATACTCTCCACCAGTTTTTAGAACAGTAACTATATTAAGCATTTCGTTCTCTACTAACTATATACGACTGTTGAGTAGATTTGTCTGCGTAAATTCATTATCTCACCACTCATCTACTCTCAAAAATGTATCAACTAAAGTTTGAGGCTCTAACTCATTTGAGTCTAATGCTTTATACCAATGATTCCAAGCATCAATAGCACAAGCGTTTCTCCAGAAAGGTCGTCTGAAATACTTATTCCAGATTACAACTGTTCTTACTTTTAAAGCAACACTCATAATAGTGATTCCAGAAGGGAATCCTATTACTCCTTGAGAGAATTTAAACAATCCGAATAACTGAGTTAATGAGGTTTGATTAACTAAATTAATACAGATATCAGGAGCCAATCTTTTAATCTCTGCTGCTGGCCCATCTAGATCCCAAGGAGAACCAACTAGTATTACTTTGTATCCTGTTGTGTGATTCAAACTAATAAAAGACTTAGCTATCTTATTTGCATCAAACTCTCTTAGCCAATGTTCATACATTTTATGATTCGAGAAATAACCGATAATATAATCTCCATACTTCTCTAGGGATTCTCTCCCATATGTTTCTTCCTCTTTATCTACAAACATCCTTGGATAATAATCAACTTCATATTCTGGATGGATATTATAAAGAGATTTATCAAATCTCATTGGGCCATTAAATGCTAGGAAATAGTCACACCCTAATACATTTGTAAATATCGTTTCCTCATCCCTCTTATATGCTTCTGCAAATTCTGGTGGTCTGGCATTATTAGGAAATGCTATATAATCTTTAGCATAAAGGAAAGGAAATTTCTCAAGATAGCCTAATCCTCTATTCTTAACTCCTTGCTCTTGGATATAGATATCAGGGAGAGATATGTTATTTATCTCCAAGAATGATTCTAATTTAGTCAGAACCCAATAAATATCTCCAATACCAGGTGGGAGAAGAATTTTAGTTCTCTCTTGTTTGGGCTTCTGAAGATAAAATACCATCTTACCAGGAATAGGCTCAGTCATCTTGATAATATCAAAACCTATTCTTTTTAATAAATCCGCTAACTGGCTATAAGTAAACATCCAAAGGTGTTGAGTCTTTCTCCAATGTTTCTTTCCTTCTGCCGAAAAGAAATTAGGAACATCAACTATTACATAACCTTCTTGAGATGTTAGTCTAAAAACTTCTTTCATAAAACTAACAGGATCAATAATATGTTCAAGAACATCATGTATAGTAACCGTTTGAAAATAATCAGTTGGAAAATTAATACTTTCTAATTCCCCCCTATATGTAGAAACCTCTCTAGAGTTGTCAGTAATTTCCTGTCCCCAACAATCAAAATTCTTCTCTCGAAGATAATCTACAAAGCCTCCTAATCCACATCCTATATCAAGAATCTTACCTTTTAGGAAATCTCCGTATGCTGTAACTCTTTTTACAGCAGCAATAAGTTCGTCTTGATATGTCCTTGTATAATCCCCTTCATAATATCCATTTCGATAATATTCATAATACTCTTCTTTTGTGAGAGTTACAAACTGTCGAATCACAGAACATGAATTACAGATTAAAGTTGATATATCATTAATAACTGCATATGAGGAAGAGGAATCTTCCTTACATACACAATCTTGAACTAAGCCATATTCTGCTTGGTTCATACTGTAACTCCCCATATATTAGGTTGGATAATTTTTTTAACTTTATCATAGTCTATTATTAGATTACAATATAAGAAAGCATGTTTCAAATCATAATAATCACCTTCTATTAAGTTTGCAGAACGAACTATAGGTGCATTAGTTTCTCTATAAATATCAGACATCTCATAAATATGCTCATTAATAATCTCACGCCAGAATTCTCTATCTATAGTCTTTCCAGCCTTTCGTTCTATAGAATTTAGAATATCTTCTGAATCACGATGAATACAAATATAATAAGGATTAAAATCTTTCCAAAGTCTTCCATAGAGAGCGGAATGTTTAACAAACCATCTTCCACCTGGATATTTGTCTTTTCTTAAAATATCAGTAGCTATATTTATCCAGTCTTGGTCGTATCTGACTGGTTTTCTTATATCCTCTACTCTTCCATATCTAGTAATTAGTTCTCTTTTAACTCTTAAATTCTCATGTTGGCCGGTGGGATAATTGGATGGTCTATCTTTTCTAACTGTTCCACACCAGATTCCATGTTCCTTAAGAATACTAGAAACAATAGAAGTACCTGATCTTGCCATACCAAGAATTATAATTGGTCTTTCTATTTTAATCCCACGAGAAAATATAGTCATGTCGAATATTCGCTTGTTGAGTCGCACCTAAAGATTTAAGAAATTTTGAGGCTTCTCTTGAATCTATTCCATATCTAGCAGCTAATTCAGGAGGACCATCTTCGATAACTACTGTCGGTTTACATCTCATTAAGGTTTCAACTGCTCCTCTCAGTACAAGTAATTCATATCCTTCAACATCTATTTTTAGAAAATCTATATTTAGATCATAGTAATCTAATGGTCTTGATAATACTGTATTTGTCATAGGCGCATTCGAAACATGAGTTTTTCCAGAATTATCACCTATACAATTAAGCTTAAGTTCTCCATGAATAGCTCCTAGAGCGAATGTCTCTGTAATAACATTACTAGGAACATTCTTTTTTAAACACTCATAATTGTCCCAGTTAGGCTCAAAAGCCCAAACTTGATTAAATCTTTCTGCTAAGTGCATACTCCACAAACCTACATGAGCACCAACATCAACAGCAGTATCAAAACCTTTTGTGTACTGTAAAGCTTTAAGGAGCCTATCATAGTGATATGTACCCTTTCCATTTATCCAGGTGGATTCTCTATTAAGATAAATATGAAAATGATCATCACTATCTGGAATCCACACACCGGCTATCTGTTTCATAAATACCTTACTTGTGAAAGAGAAGATATTTGGAAAGGAAGTCTACTTCCTGGTGAGCAATTAATTACTTCAACTCCTTCCTGTCCACACTGATGAGAAGCTATCATGAATTGATTCAACTGTCTATCATTATGAGGAAAATCTTTATCCCCCAATTTAGTATTATTGTACCAATAATCTTGATGATTTCTAAAATCATATCCGATTAAAACAATTCTTTTCCTTTTTAATTCAGATTCTCTCACCATATGAAATGCTAATCCTAATGCTCCAAATCCAGAATTAGCCATTCCATGAATACAAGATGCATCACAAGATAAACCTTTATTATCTCGTCTAGCTAGAAAATGTATATTAGGATCGAAGCTCTCATTTCTCGTTAAAACTTGAAAAGCATTTGGTTGCCCGAAGTCTTCATACATAGCAGCGATTTTGATTCCAGAAAAAGAGACATGCCGAAAGTAATTCTTCAAGATGGATGTATCGCAAGTGATTGCAAAATCTGCATGTTTTATTTTATCCATTACTCGATTAACAACTATAATTGTTTTTTCTTCTCTCTTCTCTTCTAGTATATCGAAGTTAAATCCTCTCGCACTAGGGCCGGCCCCAATACAGAAAACTGTATTCTCTGTTTTATAGTTAAAAGATTTAAAACTCATAACTTTAATTTTCTTTTTTGGTTTCAGGAACATTTAAAATACAACGAACAGTTGTTGTTTTATACACAGCTTTTGTTCTATTATTACGTAAGTTTTCATGAGTAATTTCAATACGCGTATCTCCATCCTCTAGCAAACATCTATCCTCTACAAAATCAGTACTTGGATTTTTAGAGAATCCAATTAATATAACAATCCATAAAAGTTTCATAATGTATCTCCTATCTCTATAAACTCAAAACATTTAAGAGCACTATTAGGTGTAGCATTCAAAATCTCTATTCCTTTTTCTTCGGCTGGTTTTATAAGAGTAGAAAATGGTTTGACGTATTCATTCTCGTATATATCATCTGCAATCTCTCTAGTATGACCACTATGGTAATTGTGTTGTCCATTAACAACTCTCATATCAAAACCAACTAATATAATTCGTCCAGCTCCTAGAAGATTAGCCAAGTTAATCGCACAAAATCCAGAATTGCCGCCATGATTTACTTTTCTATTATCAATAGAGAATCCGTCTCTAGGTCCCCTTTTTAATTGTTTTATTCCTCTTAAACCTTTGCTGTATTTGTGATACTCTACTAATATAGTAACAATAACTCCATGAAATTTTCTTAGTTGTTCAGCATGATAGTGTATCCATTCTCTATCCATAAAGAACATAAAATCTGCCCAGGGTGTTAACTGATAAGCGTTATTAACTGCTATAACATGTTGATGTTTTAGAACTGATAGATCTGTATCCTTAATTGAGGGTCCTCCTCCAATTACGTAGCAAGTGGTTTCTTTGTTCCAAATTTTAGGAACATTCCAGGACATTCTATTCTCCTATAAAGCTCGAAAGATTGACTTCTTCTTGTCTACTGATAAAAGAGTCCCAGATGTATCAAGCATAGATGCTGTTTGACCATACCTAGACATCTTCAATCCCTCTCCGGATAATACAGAGTATGTTCTTTGGGAATCTCCTATCCGCTCACTCTTAACTCCACCCTTCTCTTGAAGAATCAAGATAAGATGAGCAGATATATACAATTCAATGTCTTTAAGACGTGCAGAACCCATACCTTTTGAGCCTAATACATCCGTTATAAATCTATTAGCTATATTTATGTGTGAGTCTATATCTGAATCAGATACAGTTGTATTAATAATAACTTTAACTTCTGTATTAGTAACTCTTGCCATAACCAGTTCCTGTTATCTAGATAAGTGCTTTTGCGTCGTCAAGAGAAAGAGGCACGTCATTGATATTTTTACCAGTCAACTTATTAACAACATTCCAAAACCCCTCACCAATAAACTTAAGTTCGAGAGTTTTTTCTTCCGATTTTTCTGGTTCTTTTAGTTCTTTTGGTTTCTCATCTATATTATCATCATTCGCATCTTGAGAGTTATCACCACCGATGATCTTAGAATCAGATTCTTTTGCTTCTTCTATCTCCTCATCTTTAATTCTATCTTCCTCAATATCAAGAGGAGCGGGAATACTCGGTCGACCGATTTTATCTACTCTATCTCTAATCTGTTCATACTCAAGACTGGTTACTTCAAGTGTATCTCCTGGCGCATAAACAACTCGTTTGCCACCTTCTCGACGATGATACTTACCAGTTTTTTCTTTAATACGAACTTTTATTTTATCTTCTTGCATTTTATTCTCCGGTTGTTAGACTAACATTCAGTTGAAGATAATCCTTATAGTTAATTCATTAGTTTCAGCCATAAATCAAAAGTGAAAATATGAGTTATTACTACTATTAACTCATATGGATAATACCACTTTGTCCTGTCTGAGTAGCCTTAGGACGAGGAACCATGATTGCCATAACCTTGAAGAAAGATTGCAGTCCACCTTCACCTGACCATTCCAAGAGAGTAGGCTGCATACCGACAACCATATCAATCACGTTCTTGGTCATTTGAATCATCAGAATATTGTCAGCAGTTAGTCTATCAGAAACTTTAACTGCGTCAATGTTCGGAATAGCTAAGATTCTCTCAAGAGTAGTCCTATCTCCTTGAGCCTTAAAATCATCAACCAACGGAATCCAGTATGCAGTAGGTACATATATAACATATGGCCCAAACATACGATCTACATGAGCTGCAGCGATCATGGAAAGAACATCAGCAACAATCAACTCACCTGTTATACCAGAACTATCCCAAGCAGCAGGAAGAGATACTTGATTTCTATTAGGATGGTTAGTGTAACCGTAGATTGTTGAATTGGCGAAGGTAATACTAACACCATTAAAGAGTTGATCTTCGAGAGATTCAACTACTTGAAGTGTTGACTCCATCACGGCGGTTGTATCTAGAGTATTACCCAATCTTCTTGAAGCTTCCAAAGCACGAATATTGAATTGGAAGTTCTCATGGGTAATAGGGATCGGTAAGGTGACCGATTCATAGTTTGGTCGATCAGCTGCAGCTCTTGTAATCCCGTCCATGTTCACTTCAGCTGCCCGCATTTTACCTAAGGTCTCCCACTCAATTACTGTGGTTCCCATCGCATTCTTCAATGGAAGTACAAGACCACGAGAGAGAAGATCATCAACTGCTATCAAACGATCACGAGCAGTTTCAACTACAACAGTATCAAACTGTAGCCATTCCTCTTTACGAAGAGTAGCATTAGTTCGAAGCGCATTTATATTCAGGCCACTTTTTAGTAGTCTCTCAGCCACAGTACCTTGAGCAGAGAATCCACCTTGGCCGTTAGGAACAAGAATATCATTTTCCATATCGGGGTTCTCCAGTTATTAATAATTCAAAATTTGAATTACCGATAAAAGATTGTTAAAGAGTAAATAGAATTAAGCTATTTCTACCTCAATCCTGGATTTAGCCGTACCAGATGTTGAGAGATCAACTGCTTCCAAAGCATAAGCAACAATGACATTGGAATCATGAGTTTCTGTATACAAGGGAGAACCCTCAGCAGATACAGGAGCAACATAAGCTTGAAGCTGTCCGTTGCCGGCTGAAACTAAAGCAGCTCCAATCGCCACGTTCTCAAGAATAGCCAGCCAAGCATAAACCTCCTCACCGCTATGCATGACATTTGCTTGAACCTGATTAAGAGTTATATAATCATCATCGATGTCATTACCCTGAAGATCATCTTCAACAACAAAGATCTTTCGAGCATTACCTTGTGCGACAGCATGACGGATGTACTGATCAGAAGAATTGATCGAAACAAGCTCACCAGGAGTGATAGCTCCAAGACCTACCCGCTCTTTCCGAATGCCAGTACCTTTGAGAACAATAGTTCTATTTGGCATGTGTAAACTCCTTAATAAATAGAAGTTATTATGATTAGTTTATGTTGTTGGCTAAAATTAGCCAGTTTTTTGTTGGCCTCGAGGCTTACTAAAATCGTAAACCAAAGGAGCAGGAGGAATTGCATTTGGATCGTCCTGATTAGCCAAAGACTGTGAACCGGCTTGTCCGGAATAGTCTGGCTTATCTGCAAGAGAATTAATCTTCTCAAGATTATCCAAAGACATTCGAGATAAATCTTCTTGGGAGAATTGATTTAGAGAATTGTTCATTAAAGATTTAATAAGAGCATCCTTCTTCTCTTGCTGCATCCTGATACCAGAATTTAGAACTTCTCGAATCTCAACAGGGGCTTGATTAATATACTGCTCAACAGATACAACTCCTTCATTTTGTTTAGCAGCGATTTTCTTCTCCTTCTCTTTCTCTTCATTCTCCTTTCGCTTCTTTTCTTCCTCTTCTTCATCATCATCATCATGTTTGGTGTTGTGAACAAGAGAATCATTGATAATTACGAGCTGTTCTTCTGTCATAGATTCCAACCATTCTTGGTCAGACTCAGCAAAAGAAGCTCCTTCGTGAGCAAGAATACCTTTGATTAGATCTGCTTTGCTTATATCCATAGCAGTTTTATCCTGATTAGGATTTATTATTGTAACACCTTCTACTATAACGGTGTCGGTGGTTGTTATTTCTATACCTTCTTTTTCACTTCTCTTATCTTTTTCTTCTTCATTAACCTGTATTGGAACAAAACTAGTTACAGGCCGAACGAATACTTCATCCTCTCCAAGAGAAACTGAACCATCCTTCTCAATAGAATACGTTCTTCGAACAAGTGTCGTCCAATCTCTTTCGTACACAACAGTTGTATCAAAGACAGCAACTACATAGAAGAATTCCTCTCCTTTGGCCGCAATCGCTGCCATTAAAGCCTGTCTCTTATCCATATCACTCAACTCATCTTTGAATGATAATAGCTTAGAGAAAGATTTGAGAGCAGATTTATAGAATCCTAGCTTCTCCTTTCCGTCTAGACAATTACAATTAGGGCAAAGTTCAAGATCTGACATCTTCTTATCTCCTTGATTCATCCTTGCAGCTCCACAACCGTCCTCCCAAGAACAGGCTCCAACTACTCCACTCTCTAACAACGCTAAGTGGTCTGGAACTATATGCTCTTGGATAACTTCAAACTTCTCACCGTTGTAGAATCCTTCACGTTCTATTTCATCTGCAAAGTAGCCAGTTGAGATTTCTATTTCCTCACCGGCCAGGATTTGATTGATAGTGTCTTCGGTTATACCATCCAGCTCTTTAACCTTCTCTAGATTTATCCAAGCTTCAACTTTAAGTTTTTTATCGTCGACAACAGATGCATTGAAAGTGAATCCAATAACTTCATTCTCAAATACCTCTGGAGAATTAGCAGAAACGTAATCTCCATTCCACTTAGGATGATTGACCAAAACAGGCTTTCCATTCCATGCCTCTAAAGGTACAAGAAATTCTTCTGCTGATACAAAGGCTGGAACATCAGCATTAGCAGCCATAAGAACACCTTCTACTAATGCTATCACAGGGATAACTAAATGTTCTACACCTTGAAAATCCTCTTTCCTGATTGATTCAGGAGCAGCTTGTGATGCTAGAGTTTTTATTATAGTCTTTGGCATAATCTCTCCTGTTAAATAAATTGCTCTTCTACAAGTATCTCTCTCCAAAACTCACCATCAGAAGTTCCAGAGACAACTGTTATTCGCAGATCATATTTTGTGCCTGCAACTAAAATAACAGCTTTGTCTAGTAATGCTTCATACTTCCCTGGAACTCCTGATATAATACTAAAAGTTAGAGGCCAAGATTGACCACCAACTTCTACTCTTGACTTACCAAATAATGTTGCAGTCACTGTAGCATCACTAATAGTATTTCCGTCTCTATCTGCTAGATTCGTTAATGCTAGAAATGCATCATTATTTATGTATAATAAACTAACTGTCATGAGTCTATCTCTATGTCAGTATTTAATGCTTGTTGGATAGCAACACTTCCAGACAAAGACTGCTCTGTTGAAATAACAGAACTTAATGATTGTACTACTTTAATATCACCAGCAAAAGGTGCTATAATATCTACTGGTAATTCTGGAGGAGATCCTCCTTCTGAATTGTATTCAACATGTAGTTTGGGAGCTTTGGCTGGATCATCAAACCAAGCGTATGCGTTTCTAAATGGGTTGCCGGTGGCAGTTGAGCCATTATTTTGACTGTAAAATACCATTGCTTGTCCAAAATTCCACCCTGCTCTATTTACAAGTTCCTGAACTATTGAGGATATATCTGGAGTGGTATATTCTAAATTAATAGTCCAAGGGGGCACAGCATCCCAATCTACAAACGCTGTTGTTAAATTACCTACTTTCGTATGCCATTCTGCATCTGTTGTTGGTGCAATCCCCGAATCTGTGTCCTCCGCATTAAATCGTACACGACAAACTTCGTCAGTCCAATTATTATCTGCCGTATATGTGATTGCTGCAACATCAATCGTTGCTCCTTTAGGAATATCTATGGTTGGGTATCGAACCCAACCATCAATTGAAGCATCATTGGCTCCGCCTCCCGGAGTAGCAATAATGTTTGTTAAAAGGTGACTCAAATGTCGCCCAGTGTCAGTAGTTGCTCCCGGTTGGGTATCAATAGTAGGATCAACTACCAACGGATATGTCATCCCTGCATCATCCCAACTTATTCGCACCTTGTTAGGATTCGGGAATGACACGCCAAGTGGTTTGGAGTTTTCAGGATTGGCTTGTTCGTACAACTTGAGGGAACCAAACAAGTCCAATACTTCCTGTTCTGTCATGCCTGCTTTATTCAAGTTGAAATCGAAATGGTCTACACCAGGATTGCTAGCAAGAGTGGCATCAAATGTCATTCCGGTGTTTTTAAATTCAATCTCAATAACAATTCCAGAGAGATTTAAAGTCCACTTATTATCATCCAACGTACCATTACCAACCATAAAAGCAGGCACATCTAAATCTAAACTTTTATTTAGATCATTCCGGTCAGGAAACACTCTCCGATTTCCATTAGCTTTTAAGTAAGCTTTATATGGTGCTTTATCCACCATCCAATCGTAATTTGGATCATCACTTACCACAGGAGTCAGATCAATTTCCTGATACTCTATCCCATCAAAATAGTTAATAGGCCCCATACTAATATCAAGTGCAACTCTGCCATCTTTGGCATAGGCTCGACTATTTGCAGACCATTTATTTTTAATAGGAATCATTATTTAATCTACTCTATATTAATCAAGCAGATGCTTTTTTATCTTTTATTTCGTTCTTTGTTCGTTCTTGCTGTTCACCAGGAGATTCTTCTATATCCCCATCATCTTTTATAGGATCAGGAACAAGAGCTAATTTATTCTTCTCTTTCTTTTCCTCCAACTTCTGTTCTTCTTTCTTATCTGCCTCATTATCTGGAGGATTTTCAACATTGAGATATCTCTCACCAAATTCTTCAGGTGTGATAACTGCAGAACCAACAACTTGCTGAGAAGCTGTTTTTGCAGCAGTAGCTGATCTTTGTGCGATTGTTGATTTCTCATCTTCAGTCTGTGGAAATATAACAGGCCATTCAACATCGTATTCGATATCTTCTAAGATTTCTGCTTCAATAAGTATATCAATAGTAGGTCTGAGAATTTGAGGCTCAGCATATGTTATCTGTCTCTCTCCAATTAACTCATTCCAGGAGGAACGATCTTGAGCTGATGCTAATTGTCCTCTTTCAGAACCTAACAAGATTCTTTGTGGAACACCTTCTGTACCTGCAATTAGTGATATAATGGAAGTAAAGGGGCCACGAGGGTCGGCTGTTTCACTACCCAATACTTTTGATGTAATACCTCTTGTTTTTACATTTCTCTTTAACCCATGTTCGTACGCATCAACTTCCTCACCTAATTCATCTTCATTAGTTTGTTCAATCTCCATATCTTTATTTATGTCCCAATGGATACCACGGTCAGCAGTCTTCCAGAAGAACTCAGCAGAACCACCTGTCACTTTTGCTAGATCATCAAATAGATTATAGACCGCTTCTAGTCTAGGCGTACCAAATATCTCATTTTCTAATAACCCCTCTGCTATATGAACAACTCGAGAATAGTGAATATCTAACGATCTAATCAAACTAGAAGGAACGGTATTAAGTCCGCCAGCAGCATTAACTGTATACATCTTAGGCAGACCAAATCGAGGAGACTTTACATTGTCGTCATACTCTTTGATATCAACGTCGTTTTCTGAGTATGCAGAAGCGTATAATAATCCAGTTGATTTATCACCATCTTTTGTTTTCGCTCTTCCTAATGGGGAGGATAGATCTCTTCCGTCATTAATTCCTAAAAGCAAGATTCCAAAAGTTCCAATTCCAGATAGCACATCAGCCCTAGAAACTTTAGCCAAGAGTCTCCTCTTAATATTCAATCTATCCCAGGTTTTCTTAAACTCTTTGATTGGTCGTTTATTATCACCATCCTCTTTTGCTTTTAAGGTAGGATGATTAGCCCATGTTGCTTTCGGCCGTGCTGAGACAATTCTCTTAGCTATGTTATCCCTCTTGAAACGATTATAATAGTCTTGGAATACGAGAGTCTTTTTATATCCCAAAACCTCATAAACATCCCTCTCTCCTCCGAAGGTCTGTCCTAAGAGACCGGCAAGATTAGCTCTGCTTTGAATAACAGAAACCATCTGACGTAACTGTTTACCAGTCATAGTAACTATTTTATTATCCTTACTATCCTCAGAAATCACAATAGGATTCTTAGGAGTGATATTCGTAGGATTTCCATACTTTATAAGTTTTCCACCCATTATGCTACTCTCCTGCCAAAAACTAATCTCTGTGAAAATGGAGTATCTAGCATCAAATCAGTGATAGCCCAAACTAACGCATCCAGTCTATTAGGACTTTCTCCCTCACCATCATATGTACATAACTCATCTTCTAGTTGATCAAAAATACCAATATGATGCACTCTATTTTGTTCGTATAATGCTGACACAGGTTCGGCTCTGGTCATCTTTCCACGACTAGCCCAAACCAACTTAATCTTTATATTCCGTCCTACATTTTTACCTCTTTTATCTGTTTGGGATTGAATAGTTAATCTCACCATCTCTCCACCATTATTTCTTTCAGCAACTATCTTATTAGCATCATAGGCATTATATGCTAAAATAGATGCCTTAGCCCAACCATCAGGTGATGCTTGAAGAGTTCTATCAGAGAGAATATATCCTTCGTTATCGACTCCCAAACCTGCAACTATTATTCCAGTCTCTGTTGCATTCTCACCTATTGTTACAGTCGGATCGATTGCGACAACTATCTTTTTTAGCTCAGGAACTTTATGTTTCTCGTTATTCTTAATTCGACATTTTTCTAGTATATCTCTATTCCAGAGAGCACCTTCAATCTCTTCTAGAATCTCACCATCTAATTCTTGTCTACCTAATCGAGTCCCTTCATACTTTGTAATAATTTGATTCAGAAAGGTTTTAGATAAGTTATTAAAATTATCTCTTGTTTTCCCTCTTGTCACAAATGTATCTTGACCTTCTCTCTTAACTAACTCTCTAATTAATTTAACAGGTTTTGGAGTAGTAGATACTAAACACTTACTATCTCCCAATCTCAAACCTAGCATAAGGTTACTCCAGACGTCTTCCATATTTCTATATACCGCTAATTCATCTGCCCAAGCTGTGTCATGTGAGGGGCCACGTAGTTGATCAGGGTCTTCAGCTGTATAAATAGTAGCCTGGGCACCATTGTCCCAAGTTATTCTTCTCTTTGAAGGCTCATACAAAGGACGTTCTGATTTCGGATAAATCGAGAGTATTCCCGCCTCCCCCTCAATTAGAACGTCTCTTGCATCAGCCGCCGATTGAGATACTAATGCTATATATCTTGCTTTTCCATTTGCTACTCTTTCTTTAATCCATTCCGCACCAGTTCTAGTATTATGTGTTGGAATCATACTATGACCAGCACAGTATAAGCCTGATGGAGAATCTACTGTAATACATCTTACTGGAACTGATTGTTCTAATTTCTCTATCTTACTAAAGAATACAATTCTATCTGAATTAGGAATTGTAATAGAATGTTCTGCTTCGATCTCTCCTTTTGTCTCAGAGATATCTTGAGTGGTCTTAATCGAACCTAATCTATTAATAGAACGGTCCTGAGATATCTCTGTTCTCCAAAGATGTTCACTATCACAGATAATCATATCTCCATTAGAAAATGTAATCTTAAAACAATCTCTATCATATAAGGTTTCATATAATTTAACCACCAAACAAGATTCTCCTTGATCATCGAATAGCCGATCACCACTCTCTAATCTTCCTATGCTCTTCCAACCTAAAGAAGTCATAATAGGTGTATCTAGAGCCAAAGCTTTCCCAAATCCCCTCCCTGCTAAAAGCAACCAAATCGACCACCAGTCTCCACCAGGAGTTAGTTGTTCATTTCTTGCCCAATACTTCCAAGTATAAAAGAGATCTTCTGCTTCTGTTTGAGAAAGTTTTGCAATGTACTCAGCGAATATATCTTCTCCTATCACCTTTCTTAGATCACCTAAAGGTAAATTACCTAGAGATAGAGGAACAGGAAGGCTAGATCTAGAAGCTGGATTGTTAGTAGTCTCTTGATTAAGCATATTCATCTTTTGTTAATTCAATTAATTTAGCTGGATCCAATCCTAACTTATCGAAAAGTTTCTCTTTTGCATCAACTAATCTATCATTAATTTCTAATTCAATTTTCTTTGGGGCTTGTTTCTGCACTATTTTAAAATATTCATTAGCAGTCTTCAATCGAGTAGTAAGAGCTGGAGAATTTAAACCATCTCTGAAAGCATCAACTGCTGGTCTTGTTAGTGCTTTGAACTCTCCTACAGAATCCTCAAAAGCCTCAGCTATCATACGCCGAGCCGGACCGGAGTTTATTGTCATACTCACAAATGAATAGGAGACATTTAAAATCTTAGCAATCTCCCCAACCTTGAATTTCCCTGTTAAGTATAATTGAATCATTTTAAGATGTTTCGGTCTAATTGATTTCAGCTTAGGACTATTAATAAAAGCACTCTTGAGACTGTTTGCTCCTGGAGGTTTTAGAATAAACGGTTTACTAATAATTCCGTTTCTATCTGTTTTCTCTTTTGATTTGTAATGCTTAGAGAACCTCTCTTTCAGATCTCTCTCCATAAATTCTAGAGATCGTCTTACAGTTTCAACTGTTTTTGCAGCATCTGATTGTTCTGAAATTTTTGATATATCAGTCATTATTTAAAGTCTCCACTCTTGCACTTTTCTCTTTAAACTCTTCTAACTGTTTTCTAAGAGGCGCCCAATTAGATTTAGGTTTGATCTCTCTTGTATCAGAGTCCATCCAAAACCTTATCAATTTCCTTCGCACTTCTCAAAACATCTTCACTAAAATCCTTTCCTACTAATTTCTCAACATCTCTACTTGTATCTCTAAAAGGATTTCTATTTCCTACGATAGTTGGAATATCTTCTATCCAATCTGGAGTCTTCTGTTTCTCCTCAAAAGAATTACTCATACTAAATCTCCTCCTTAAATTATTATTAGTTCCTTGACAATAATAAAAATAAAAAATAAAACAAAATAAAAAATAAAACAAAATAAACAAAAAACATTTGTACAAAACCCACATATTAATAATCCTCCTCCCACTATGCCATTTATCCCATATACAATAACTTTTGTCAAGGTAGATATCATCTATAAATTGTCCCAGATATACATACTATTCTTTTTATTTATACTATTCTTCTTATTTATACTATTTATATCCCTCATACTATTTATATTCTCTCTAGCTGTAAGATTCTTCCTAACTACAGAATGAAAAAACTTTATGAGAATTATGAGGTGGTGACCGCCTGGCATTAGGCGGGCCATACTATCCGTCAAATTGACTTATAATATCATTACATAGTTATATATTGATATACTTAGCTTTCTTGAGTGATAGTATATGGCACGATTATTGCCTAAAGATGAATGGCATGGTTTATGCCTTATTGACAATTGATTATTATTGATAATAAAAAGTATGGCATGATTTATGCCGGACTGGTGAATGGCATGATATATGCCAGATAGAAAAAATAAAAATGAATTATTATCTTGACAGATTATCAATAATTATGAAACAATAATAATAGAGAAATATGCATGGTTTAAATGTAATCGGGATTCGACCCGTACCATGCAATAGGTGCCCATTGACATTTTAGGTGGACTGATAACAGTCTCAAAAATGTATGGTCTACTGTCCCATACATACCGTGAGTTTATTATGATTTTTGTCTGATACATTGATTAGGTTTGACTGTGGAATGTCATGCGATGCATATCGGGAAATGTAAATAAACTCCAATGATAACATGTATGCCTTGTATGGTGTTATCTTTTTTAGTTATTAATAATAAATAGGGAAAACATCATGCCGAAAAACATAACACCAAAAAATCACATAAAAATCTCTGCTGATGATATGCAGACAATGAGGGATGCTTTAATAGCATTAACTGAAACCTTTCCGATATCCTTCTCAAAATTAATCAAAACCTATTGGAAAATAAATGATAAAAAATTGTTTAATGCAGCAGTAAAAGCAATTCAAGACTGCACACAATATCTCAATATACGATATCCTAATTCATCATAAAAAATCATCAATATATTAACTCAATAAGGTAACATCATACAAGGCATACATTGATAAGGTTTATTGATATTGCGGAATGATGTTTTATGTTCCGTTATCATCATTTCCATAATATCAATAAACGGAAAAAACATGATAAAAATGAAATGGGAGTTTGATTATCATGGCTGATAATAAAAACAAAAACGATGTGCAAGAATTGTCTTTTGTTCAAACCCGGAAAACACGGCTTTCCAAAAACCATCCCCAATTCCAACATGATGTGATTGTGGATGGGGATGTTGCCAAGGCATTGGAACGGGCGGATAATCCGGTCGTGATGCACTTGTTTTTCGCGGGGTATGCCGTTCAATGCCAAGCGAAAATCACATCCAAAGGCTTGGACAAGAAGCATCCTAAGAACGACTGGACACCGAAACAGTGCCAGGAGTTTTCCACGGGATACCGGCCAGCGATTGGAAAACAATCCGATCCGATCAAGCGGAAGGAAAGGATTCTCAAATCCCTGAAAAGCAATATCCATTTGATGTCGAAAGGAGAAAAGGAAGAATTAAAGAAAATGCTGGCGTAGGTTGATCACCATTTTAATTTTTCTGATAGGGGGAATTGACAATAATTCCCCCTTATTCTTTCTCTGATATGGTGATAAAATGCAATCTTTCTTATCAACCAAAAGCAATAACAAAAATTTGAATGTATCAAGACAGGATATTGAACAAAAAATTGATACATTCAAGGCCAGTGTGGATGCAGTTTGTCCTAACATTCACACAATAAACGCTAACCTTTTCCCTGATATGTATTTCCGCGGTATTCAGGTTTTCCGTGCATTGTTACCAGAGGAAATTAAGAATAATGGTCACTGGTACGCTGACCATTTGAAGCAATTTTCTCATCTATACAATGAGTAAAAAATTATTACTTTTCTATCTCATAAGTATCGGATTATGGTTATTGTTATTCCATCCATTCATTAGGGCATGTGCTTACATTATCCGATATGAGAAATGAGATAGATGATAAGGGGATAATATTTTTGGATTGATGTTATCCCCCTTTTTCATAACAAAAAATGAGGTACTACAATGGAAAAAATCCTATGCTATTGTGGTGAAAAGTACATCATTTGGGAATTAACAAATATCACTCACAATACAAAAATTCCACAATGTTTTTGCCATGGTTGTTTATATAAATATTTAGACCAACACAAAGGTTTAGATAAAGAAAAAGACTAACAGAATGAGGGATAATATTTTGATTTGATTGATTTGAAAAGAGAATGTTATCCCCCTTTTTTATAATAAAAAAAATGGGAGAATAATAATGCACGCAATATTTGAGGCATTTCAAAAACTAGAAAATAATATCAATTACGGCACTGCAATTGAAATACATGAATCTTTAGCATTGTTACGTTTTCGGATATTGGAATATGCCCAACTAGTATATCCAAAAGAATACCCAAAAGAGGATAAATAAAATGGAAACCTTAATAAAAACCGGCATAACATTATGTTATGAAATCCACTCTTTTTACTGGAATGGTATAGAATGGTTTTATTATGTTCCAGTTGAATGTTTTTGGATTTAAATCTAGTTTTCTGGGTCATACTTATGACCCCTTATTTTTGCCCCTTCCGTCATAATAATATCATTTTCCTGACAATTCAGACCCAAAAATAAATTAACATAATATTTTTTGTTATTTGTCAAGAAAAGGACATTATTCTTACAAATGTAGAGAAGTTGTGATCTCCTTATCTATCTAAATTCTTCTCTATTTCTCCCCCCACGTATACAAAAAAGTCTCGTAAGTTTCCAAAATTCCCTATATAAATCCTTATCTATCCATGTAAATCCTAAGTTATTCACATAATATAATGATTCTAGTTTCGGCAGTTCACACACAAAAATGTCCCATCCTATTTCTTTCTATTGTTCATTATGTTATAACCCATATGAATAATATGAATAATATGAACAGGTTAGTCATGCGTTCATCTGTAACCTTTTCCCCGTTTTTCCTTGATCTATAACAAAAAATTAAAAATAAAAATAAAAAAAAATATCACTTTTGTAGATTGAATAAAATGAATAATAATACCAAATTTAGAATACTAACCGCTCTATATATTCTTTCTTTTCCTTCTATATCTCTATATAATAGAATATACATAGAGGAGAGTATGTATTTATATATAGATATATATATATAAATTACGTACCCTATTCTGACATCTTGGAGAATAAGAGAGAAGATAAGAAATGAAAAAAATAAAAATTTTTATTTTTAATTTGGTCTCATAGTTCAGCAGAAAACGGGGGGAAGTGCGCAGACGAACGCATGAATAACCGGTTAATATGTTTCATACTATTCATGGGGTTAGATTTGAGAGGAGGAAGGAGAAGATAGAGGGAGAAGGAGTGGGGGGGGGGGGGTTTTTAATTTAACTATAATTAGGAGAAAAGAAGAGATAAACCATGAGGAATAAAATAAGCATGAGGAATAAAATAATAAAATGTTAATCAGAATAGATAGCGGATACTATTGTGCGGGGATAGTAGCCGACAGAGAAACAGAAAAAGTTATTGACGCAGCTCCTGTTCTTAGATGGAGTATTGGAAAACATTTTACTGAGGTAGTAGCATGGGCGAGGTGTAAGGGATTTGAAGTTATTACAATAGAGCTACAGCGGAACGCTGTCAGCTAGTTGGAAAAAGAGATAAGAAAAGAGATAACAAAGGAATAAAAGAAAAGAATAAAGGAATAAAATAGATAACAAAAGAGACCAAAACTATGATTCAA